AAAGCAATCAGGGTAGGTCCCATTGCGGAGAAACCTTTTTCTAAACCAAGACGAATTGTTGCCTGGATACCAGCTTCAGCGACGGCTAAACCAAATGCTCCAGCAATTGCTTTCTTAGGATTGTCGGCGCCCCATGATACCAGTTTAGACAGTGATTCGGCTGCTTTTAGCGCATCCGGCGCAAGTTTTTCTAGCGCAGGGAATACTCGATCAGCCATGGTATTAACCACAGAATCTAGGCTGTTCTGAAACTTGACGGCCTTAGCCGCAGTACTATCCTGATAGTCCTGTATATTTTGAGCCTCTGTTTTGGAGTCGAGATTAGCTCTCATATACTTATTAAAGCTAGCTTCGATCGCCTTTATTCCTGCATCTCCACCTCCAGCAGCAGTATAGGCATTATGCAGAGCTTGAACCGGTTTCCTTCCTAGCGTATCAGCGAATGCTGACGAGATAGACTCGATATTACCATGCGTTTGTTTGAACGTATCTTTTATGATCGCGAAAGGATCACGAAGAGTTGTCTGGTAGTCACTTCTTTTTTCATCCGTGTCGTTGGTAAAAAGATGAACTCCCAACTTGCGAAAAGCAGCTATACGAGCGTGCTTTCCGAACGTATTAGAGAACGACGCAACTGAACGAGCCGCGTCCGCCGGGCTGCTAGCGCCACCGGATTCAACCGCCAACTGAGCAAGAGCAGACTGCTTGCGAATGTTGTCCATTACTGGACCTTCGAACTTGCTCGCGTTAGCTGCAATTCTACCAAGCTGAACCGCGTAATCAGGCATGTCGACGGCACCGACAGCTGTCTGTCCTACGATCGCTCTCATTACTTCGATCGTGCGTTTACCTGCGTCAGGTAGTCTCTGTAGCTGGTTATATACGTAGCCAGCTGCATTACCCATATCTTTGAGATTTGCGCCTGAAGCTGTGCCTAGACTAGCAAGCTCTTCGCCCATACCGGCAGCGTTCTTGAATTCACCGGTCTTAGCCGTCATAGACAGCATCATTCCTTGAACGTCTTCTGGATTTACTGAGAATTTACCAGCTATACCACGAGATAAATTGTTCCAGCCTTTTGATCCTAGTGTGGAGCCAGTAGCAATACGCTCCTGGTTTGCAAGTTGTACTGATCCAGACTGCATAGAAACAGCCCTACCAACACTACCAGCAACAGAGAAATCGACGCCAGCACCACGAAGCATGTCTCCAGCAACTCTGCGACCCATGCCAACTGGTCCGTTACCGAATGGTGACATGTTGCGGATCGCATACATGCCTACGTTCTTACCGAAGCCCCTAGCTTCGCTGTTAGCGGCGGCAGCTGCACGCTTCTGATCTCTAGTCTGTTCGTCTAGCTCTTTCTTACGGTCGCGAGTTATACTCTTAAAGTTATTGATAATCTCACGCGACGCAGCTCTATCAGCGTTAACCCACTCTTGAGCAGACTTTTTATGCTCGCGAGCCATATCACGAGCGGCAGCCTTGGTAGCCTTTACCTGGTTAGCTATCTCTCGTTCAATCTCACGCTCAGCTTTACGAGCAGAGCTGACAGCGGAATCGAACCCTTTGCCGGTTCCACCACCGCCACCGTTGAAGCTATTAGCAAACGACTTGCCAATGTTCTGTGAAGCGCGTTGAGCCCTCTTCTCGATCTGACCGAAAACAGTCTCCACCGAGCGGTCCATTGCCGCCCCGATAGTCATTTTGATGCGGCAGTCGGGCATCGTTCAGGTTCTCTATTCTTCTAGTATATCGAGGGCGAATCTAAGGAATCGTCTTGCTTTTTTAGCTTGTATCTTGTTAATCTTCGCGTAAGGATCGTCTTCACTGAGCAAGCCAATAAGCATCAATTCTTCCTCAGGAGTAATTTCTGCGAATATCGGACTCTGTTCTATATGAAGCTGTTCAATTAGATCCCAGATGTACTGAATCGTCTTAGACTTAAGAGCCATAGGAACGAATTCGTCGGCCAGCTCAAAGAACGGGTGAGGCGACATCACGTCTGCCGGGTCACATAATGCAGATGCAACCGCTAGGCTCATCAGTGAATCATTGAACGCCTGAATCCTAACCTCGTCCGCATTAGGATCGTCATCTTCCACTTGAGCGTTAGTAGCTACTTTGATAGCTTCTGTTCTAGCTCCTTGTACTTCCTTCTCAGATGGAACCCTGATGCCGATCAGGATTCCTTCTACCGGCTTATTCGACCAGGTGTCCGCGAAGTGCTTGGGTTCCAACAGGAAGGTCTTAGATGCTGGAATCTTATCTGTCTTTGGTTTAGGCAGAGCGTTGATCGCTCTCTCCATCGCTGAGGTCATCGGGGGTTAAAGCTCGCTCCCACTTGACGTCTTTTCCGGCGTTATGGCACCAATAAAAGACTTGTCCCATTGTAAGGTCTTGAGCAGCTTGGCCATAATACGCATTGAGTTCAACCGCATACCTGGCCGCAAGCCTAAAAAAGTTTTTAACGACTCGTCCGGATTATCATCGGACATGCCGACTACGATTTCGTAGAACTTAGCAGGCGACACCTTGTTCGCTTGAGGGTTGCAGCTGTCCTGCCACGCCTCTTGCTGCTCGGCTAGGTACGCAATCCCATCTCGACCAATATGGACGCTATTTAATAGTTCAAGCGCGGCAGACTCAAGGTCCCCGCGCGTTCCAAAGAACGGTTCCGGGTTCTTGACATCTGAATCAGGATCAACACACGCGCTAGCACATGTATAGACCGAGACTCCGAGATTGTAGATCGGATCCGCTTCATTCGGCTCCTTGACACCACGTTCCCGTGCGAAGTCGCCTGCTTTTTGATAGACTGTAGCCAGCTCGTTTAGCGTAAGGATACGCAAACCAACCGTTACTACGTCTGGAATAGCAGGCTCACCATTAGCAGTAGCTAGTGCATTGTCGCTTTCGCGTTGAGCAACTAACTCTGGAACTTCCTCGCTATATGAGCTAGGAACATTCACAAGGGGAAGGGCTACTTTTTTGATAGCCCTGTATCCCTTTGCAAGATCTGACAACTTACCCATACGATTTCTCCCGAATCGAATAGTGCTCGTCAGCGGCGAGCCTTACTATAGAATTCTAAACTACTCGATTATCCAACCTTAGTCCCGGCTCCACCAATCAAGGTGAATTCGCCGTTACAGGTTCCATTTTTCATTTCGGTCTTAATGTTCAACTTAGTGACATAAAGATCCATCTTGTGTACTCTGTTTCCGATGATACCCATACCGACCTGGACAGAGGTGTTGTTATCGAACGCATCTTCGAGCATGCGAGCGACATTGCTTCCGCGGTACGGAATGATCTGTGATAACTGAACGCTCACGGTTTTAACACCCTGAGACACGCCAATTACTTGACCATCACCGATCTGGATTTCGTTACCAGATTCCTGGTCGTACGCGATGCCAGTAGCCTCGCCGCACTTAAGACCATTGGCGTAGAATGAGAAGTTTCTTACAATAGGTTTTGCCATGTTAGTCCTTATTAGCTAGCGGCGGTTTGACGTACGCTAATACCGGCTTGGATATTCTGAGCGCGAACGATGTTTGGAACTGCGCTCATGATGCGCTTGCTTGTAGTATTCCACTCAGCAATCATTGGGTTTGCGTCTACGTCTTGTAGCCAGTTCAATCCCTCGAACTGCTTCAATAGAGCGGTACCCTCAGCAACCCAAAGAGACGGGGTAGCCGTACCTTGAGGAGCCGGTTGCTGACCATCGCTTGGATCTGGTCCAGCGTATGGGTTAGCGGCACTGAAGATTGACCACTGCTGACCAAGTTCCTTCGAAACACGGATAGGAACAAAGACATCGCCTACGTGGTAGGTCCTGTAGTCAGGAGACGAACCGTTCAAACAATGCGACTGAATCGCGTCCACAACCTGAACAACACCGTTCACAGTCGTGAAAGGAGTTACGCCAGCATTAAGCAGGGCATTCAACGTTGAACGACCAGGGATATCAGCACGCTGAGAATGAGGAGCAACCGTCGGCATGACAGCGTTGATGTATCTCGTGTTCGGATTAGCTCCGACAGTCGTAGCAAACAACGAAGCAAGTTGAGCGGCCATTTGACAAGGATGAGTTTCACCGTTTGTCATGTGTGCGACGCAAGCCAACTGCTCATTGAGAGTCGTCTGAGCGAAGCTAATAGACGTAGAAGTGCTTCTGTTTTTGCCGAACACCGCGAATCCAGGATGCTGTAGCAATGGACCAGCTTGAGATTCTAGCTGAGCCTTGATCAAACCAGCGTTCGTAGCATCGTTCTGAGCCCAAGCTTGGTAATCCCAGATTTGAGTCGTAAGAAGACCAAGAACGGTAGCAACGCTATCAGCGCCAGCGCCACCAGAGAACGGTGTCACTCCGCCAGTAAGAACTGATCCGCCAGCAAGAGTCAGCGTTAGACCAGCAGGAGCAGAAGACAGGTCCTTAGCGCATACATAGTCATTACCACGTGTTCCTTTGCTTAGCACTGATACGGTAACAACGGCAGAAGCAGGTGACGCGCTCATTGGCAAGCGCTGGACACCGTTGATTGCGTTAGCTATGTTGGTAGCAACCGTGTTGATTGGGTCCGAAGAACCAACAGCAACAGCAATCGCTTTGCCTGCTAAACGAATTAGAACAGTCCCGCTTGTAGACCATGTTCCACCAACAGTCAGGGTCAGCGTGGCCGACACAGGAGACGAGGTGGCTTCCGCTACAGGAGCACCGAACAGAGCTACTCCAGGAAACTGCAAAGCAGCATAACACTGCATCGCGATTTCTGAACCGGCACCGTACAACGTATCAGCGTCGTTTTCGCTAAAGACTTGGTTGATATCCTGATCTGCTACAGCAGTACCAGCGGTAAGCTTGTTTCCGGTAACTACCAAAAGAACCGGATTAGCTCCAAGAGACTGCTTGCCTCTTCCGTAAACAGTCTCAATGACTGCACCAGGAACTTTATCTGAATCAACGAATCCAGGAATTACAATAGCCATTACTTATCACCTTTTGAAGACTCGTTCTTAGCTGGAGCCTGGACAGTTGGTTGGTTGGATGGGGTGTACAAAGGTTCTACTGAGCCGAAGCGCGCGTAGGCATCCTCTGCGGTTTCTGCGTTAAATTTTGCGACAGCTTCTGCCTTGTATGCAGCAAGAACCTTGGATGGATCTTCGAACTTGATCCCAGCTTCGAGAGCCGTATCCTTGTCGGCAGCAACCAGGTCTAGCCTCTTTAGAGCGTCGCGGTAGTATGCTGTATTGGGGATTTCCACAGCATCTTTGCTGTACGTGATACGATGATCGTGCTGAGGAGGGTTGACTTCCAAGTCACGTCCTGCTACTCTCATAAACATAGCCGATTGAGTAAGAACAACATCCGTAATAGACGCTCCTACTGCCCCAGGAGTCTGACTGTGTTCGTATCCATCGAATGGTAATCTTCCAGCCGGTCTACCGAAGTGGTCGATATATGTGAAAGGGTTAGGATAAACCCTGAGTTTCTTAGTAGGAAAAGGCATTAACGTCCTAGCTTATCAAAAGTTATTAAACAGATTCACACAGTAGGAATCAGTGCTGAAATATTAAAAGCGCCAGCGGTAACCGTCTCATCGAGTTTGGACGGGGCGCGGTCTGCCATGGATATAGAATCGAAAGACTCATTCCAGTCAGTGATCTCGAAGATTCTTATGATCACAGTAAAGGCAGGATATGTGTCGGTAAGCGTTCCTTTTTCTATGGTTACGCTATCAACTCTAGTAGACACAACGAACGGCCACTTGAATAGGCCAGCGCGAGTCATTAGCACGCTACCAAGAGCATTCGCGCTAGAGTCGTCGTCTGCAGGATCAACCCAGGCAGGACTCCTGCCCAAAGCAAGTGCTCTTGTTACTACCTTAGAGAATCCATTGACTCCAGTGTATCGAATGGCTCTTTTAACCTGGACCGCGTTCTGAGGTACCCATGTGATACTCACATCGGTAATACTCTCTGTCCAGTCGTCTGTCACTTGCTCATCAGTAGAGCTGGAACGGAACAGGAATAAAGCAGGAAGGTCTCTCTCGTTGAAAGTATCACCTGGACTATTTGTCTGAACAGACTCAACGAACCTCTTACCTGGATTAACAACAGACCAAGATGGCCCAAGTTGGTCATTCAGACAAGCTTGTAGGTATCTTCCTATGCAGTCAAGCGCCGGATCATGTACCGAGTCTGTTGGACCAGGTATCTGGACGGGGAAGCTAAGGGCTCCAAAGGTATCGCTTGTCATTTCCAGATATCACGAATATTGTATTCTAGCAGAGAAAGCTCTCTCCATAGTACGCTCTCAGCTTTGAATAGTGCGGGGATCATAAACGGATAAGATCGTGTGCCAGGGTGATTAACCAGTCTAGCAAAGAACATCTTTCCGCCCTTATTCCAGCGTAAAGCGTGCCCTCTACCAACACCTATATCTCGATCGCCGCGTCTAGACTGACCCTTTAAAGTAGGACCACTGAACCCGTTTTGAGCTTTAGGTCTAATAACATGAGGAGCTGTACCGAATTCAACGAATCTAGAGTACTGTTCCTTGGATATGACCTGCCACCTAGAACCGTTATCAGTGGCAGAAAGAAACTTCGCTTTAATATTCTTGCGAAGGTTTCCTGTTCTGTCTTTGAATTGACCAGTCTCTTTGGCATAAGTAGCGGCCTCTTGTGCAGCTACTCTAGAAGCAGTAAATACACCGACACGGACGGCTCCTATGGTTCTTCTGGAAGCGGCCCTAAAGCCGTCTAGATCTAAACTACAGGTTAGCAAGTGGTCGCCAGGGTTTCTGGACAAGTGCTTTGTACGACTGAAAGAGTAGCTCACTAATCTGGTGAGGGCCTATATCAAGCGGATGAACAAGTTCAACTGTCCAGCCATTTTTATATGACATCTCAATCACAGTTATGTATTTAGCTACAGGACAGCGCGTACGTATCCATTTAAAAGCATCGTCTTCTTCCCCTCGGACAACTGGTCCTAGGTTGAAATTGATTTTAAATGAATGGGTTAACATTGTGCACTAAAGACAAAGAAAGAACCGAGAATTACTCGGCCATAAGAACGTGGCGCACGACGTGGCTATCTTCCTGCCATCCCATCGTGAGCCCGAGAGCAGTCAGCGGCCGCTCCTTTGGGAAAATCTTAGCTTCTGTATAATTCAGAAAAATTTATCAGAATACTGTACACAAACGCGGTCAATCACTTCGACTAACTGCTCGGAAGACCACTCTCTTGGTACGCAAAAAGTTACAACAAATCCGTCGTTGTAGCTAAAATCTAGATGAGTCACGAACTTTGCGACTTCTGATTCTTTGCGAATCCAGTGAAACCCTTCTGTCTCTTGTTTCCCGGAGGGACACCTAAGAGGAAAAGAAGCCTTGCTGTTTGCAAATATCATGAAATGCCTAGATCAGTGAAGTTGCGCAGCTTGTGCAACTGTGTTGTTTAAGGCAACTGCAAAGCGATCATAGTCATTCTCGAACAACGAAGGAGCGATCGGTCTCCTATTCAGCCAAGAATAGTGACCTACCGGTGACCTGGGACTCGGAACTGGAGATGCTGGAGCGTTAGCAAAAACACCACACAGATGACATTTGCTGCAACTATCACAGTAATCATGTTCGCACTCAGGCAGACATTCTAAACATAGAGCCATTAAAAGTCTCCACTGTTGATTTGACCACATGGACCATCTATGATAGTCCTTGGTCCACCAGCGTAGAAAACTCCACCAACGACTGAAGGTTTTGGTTCAGCTGGTACGTCAAAAAGGAACTGTTGGCCGGTACATAGTCTCTCCATAAATGCCATAGCATTATCGAGAGCCTGTACTCCGCCTCTTACATCGTCACCGTACTGTCTAACGTACTCAGGGTGACGCATGTACATGTACGGGATAGCAAACATTAACGCTGCCTGTTTTAGCATCACGCTATTTGGTGATTGCACAATAGGGAAAGTAAGCTTAGGATAAGCGCGCATCAGGTAGGAGTTAACTTGTCCCTCAGCGCGCTGTATCACTTCTTCTACTACATCCGCTATCTCTGGAGCGTTAATGTCGCCAATGTTGTCGTCGTCGCACAACGCTATAACAGTGGACGGAGATATTGCCTTGACAATACTGTCGAGAGTAATATAAACGCCCACGTGTTATCCTTATGCGTGAGCAGAAGTCAACAGAGCGCCGGCAACCGTGGAGGTCATCACTTCCGTGTCGTTGTGGATCACGGCCACAACCTTGCCACCACGAGGGCCACGCTTCGGGTCGAAGTAGGTTCTCACGAGCCATCCGCCTTGCATCGTGCCGTCCGCGGTCTGACCGTTAGCAGCGTTCCAACGGAACGTGCGGGCAGTCGAGATCGTTGCGCCACCGCTTGGGATACCAGCGTCGGCATGGATCAGAGCTACGTTATCGCCCCAAACATAACCGTACGTGGACGCCGTAACGATACCCTTACGCTTTCCGACGATGATCGGAGGCAGTTGCAACAGAGCCGCGAAGTCACCAGCGCCAGGCACCGGGGCGACCGAGGTCTTGGTCGCAATGTACTTCTGAACCTGAGCGTTCTGAACGAAGTCATGGAAGGTACGTTCGCTCATCACGATACCGGTCACTTCAACCAACGATGCTTCCATCGCCGTGTAAAGATCGCGAACCGGGTCAGACGAAGCTCCACCGTTCCACTTAGCGCCAGCAGCAATCGGCGTAACTGTACCGCCGGTCCAGTTACCCGAAGACATCAGGAGCGACGCACAACGACGTTCACGAGCCAGCTTAATTGCGTTCATACAACGCACAACAGCCTGACGCTCTGGGTTCAGCGCGCTATCCGCATTCGCCTGTACTTCAGTCGCAACGAAGGACTGGATACCGTAGCTGGTGCAGTTGTAGTTCGAGCTGGACAGGCGAGGCGAGATTTCAGCCATTGCACCACCGGGCGCAACTTCCAGATTCTGAGCGTCTTGGAACACGTCGTTCTTATCCCAGGTGTAGAACTTGTTAGAGTTCTTTTCCACAGGAAGAACCGGCACAACCTGATCGGCAATTTCACCGACAGCGGCCGCTTGATAACCAGCAGCGTAGTTTGCCAAGGCTGAGTCAATATGAACGTCGGCCACACCCAAATCCATCGTCACCAACTTACCCGTTGCCGGATCAGTCATGGTGCGGGTGTTGTTGTTCAGGTCGAACGTCCAAAGGATTGCAGGATTTTCTGCGTCACGTACTTGAATAGGCATTTTAGTATTTAAATCTTTCTAAGAATTAGGCGTTCTTTGCGCGCTCGATGAGAACTAGAACGCGGTCGTTGGCGACTGCTTCCGAGAACGCGATACCGATCTGATGTAGACCAGCTGTTTGAGGCAGAACCTTACCAGCAGTATCGACCATCAGAACGTCACCAACGTGAACGGTCGCGGAAGCAATACCGCTTGCGATACCGTAAACGCGCATAACGCCGCTCTTACCAGCCGGGATAGCCGACGGAAGGAAACCGATTGACTTGGCCGAAGAAGCCGGCAGCATAACGCCAGGGGCCGTATTCGCTCCACCAGTGTTGGTCGTATCTAGAATAACAGCAACGCCTTCAGCGAGATCCGAACCACCGTAGTTGTGAACCGGTACGTCTAGCAGGTAGGTCGCTGCAAGTTGATTAACTTGTGCCATTTATGTATATATCCTTTTGAATT